GGTCTGTCTCCTCATCAAGAGTTCTACACCCTTATTTATTTCTCCTAGATCAATTTCTTTTCTTGGAGATGTCTCAATGTTTCCTTGCATCCACCTATGTGTACATTGTCGAGTTGAACTTGTGGAAAGGTAGCACCCTCCTCAAATTCTTCGTAAAACTGAGCACGAGTAAAGTCTCTGTCCAGTTTGTATTCTAAGTATTCTATTTTAGTAGCAGAAAAAAGTTGTCTGACTCTTTCACACCACTGACAATTGTCCCTTGACCAAAGAACTGCTTTCATAATTGATTATAAAATCCTATTTACATTACCTGCAACCACCACCCTATCGGATTGAGTTTTTACAGGGTCTACCCCATGGAGTGACCAAGCAGGGAAGAATATCATTGTACCAGATCTCTGATCTTTTGGGTAGATCCTCTCATTTCCTATCTTGAAAAACAAACAATCCTGATCATCAGGCACATCAACAAAATGAATCCAAGACATAATGTTGGTTTGATCTGCATAATGATTATGAACATCATTACCGACAGCGAAATCTTTAGTATAGATTTGTGCCCAGATATGCCTAAATGATAAAATCATTTTAGGTGCTGTAAGACCTTCATCTTTCAGAGATTTAGATATGAATGGAGCATATATCTTATGAAGTCTTTCATCATGGAACTTACCATGACTTCTATCTCGACTGCTAGAACTTGGATGTCTATGATATCCAGTGTAGTAATTGCTTCTACGAAACTCTTCAGTCTTATAGGTATCGTAAAGATACTTTATGTCTTCTTCAGATAATTGAAAGTCTAAAGATCTATAGTTCATATGCCTTGATCTTTATACCTTTCAAAGAACTCTTTCAAACTGGATTGATTCTGACCTTCATTAGGTTTGGGATCGAGTTTATCGTAACCCTTGATCCTCTTCCAATCAGAATGCATTGCTCCTAATAACCATGCCTGTGCCAAACTATGAGGTCCGTCTTCTAATAGTTTGAGTTTGAATTTGTTACTTACGTAACCTTTGTACTCTTCTCTCCAATTGGAATCATCGTAAGGTTTAGTCATGATTTTAGTAACATGTATATGAGACCGGGGATTATGATAAAAAATTGTGGAAGGAAGTTCATAACAATTGCCCTTTCTCTCCACCTTATGCCTACGTATGTCCATCCGGTTGCTCCCACTAATTGTAGCATACTATTCCATGGTGTCAATCCCAACACATGAAAAACCATTGCAGTCAATATGACCGTGGCACTGAACCACTTGACTGTCCTAACGCTCAATAATTCTCTCCTTCATCTCCGGTGTCCAGTTCTCGTAGTAATTAGTTCCTTGCAATTTATGTCTAGTCTCTTCTAAATGATCTCTCTTCTGTACAATTAGTAATATTAGTTCTCCTTGATTGACTACAAACCCACCTACATCTTCTACTAGATCAGGATGCTCTTCTAAAAATAGGTAGTCAGGATATAATTTGTTGTAATTCTTTGCCATCTGTGACAGGAACTCAGGTGATGTGTATGGATCCATGACATAGATCGTAACTTCTTTATCCCACTTCTCATATCTGAAACTTCCGAAGTCTTTCCACATCTTGACCTCTACATTACCATCAAACCATGCCTTTTTAGCATGAGGGCATGGTGCAAGACCACCAAACTTACTGTTAGGAACATCAAGAACTCTTGTGATCCACTCTTCAATTTTAGAAGTAACTATTTCTGGTACCATGTCTGTCGATGTCGGATGTGATACAGTGGAGTCCTCCATCCCAGAAATATCTATGTCTGAAGTTAACAATGTGTGGTGTAATGCCATGTCTTTCAAATGCATCAAAAACTTTCTTGTTTACATTATTGCATACAACATTCTTTTCGTCAATGACTAGCATGTTTACATCAAACACAGTCTCTTCAACATAAGTTACCCAATCATCCATCCACTCGTTGACAAAATCATAGAAAGAATCATCTGCATCTGGCACCCAATATCTTCCTCTTGTTTTTAGTTTCTTATCCATAAATGGTCTAACCTTATTCCAACTTTCTCCTTCCAATGTTACGACTTCCCAATTAGGAAATGTCTCTGCATATGTTTCTGCATTCTTGAGTGCTACTATAAGACCCGGTTTTACTGCACACATAGCACCGTCAGAATGACCGGGGATAGATACTGGATGAATATTGTAATCAGGAAATAATTTTTTCCACTTCATCATGAAGTTATCTTCATTCAGTTTACTGATTATATTACCAAGAGCAAAGAACAAATCCTTACCCACCCTTATCATGGATGCTGTGTTTAGATACTGATCGTATATGATTTCATTACCATTATCTCTAACAAATTTTTCTAATGTTTTATAAGGATATGTTTTATCATCATGAACATATTTTGATGTCTTTCCTATTGTGTTTGTGTATCCTTGAAATATTACATTCTTGAGATCATCAATGTCTATTGCATGTAGTATATTCTTTACACTACCATGCTTCAAATCCCCCAAAGTTTTTAGAAGCATCGCTTGAGTGGTGTTTGACACAGGTCTGCCGGGAAATGTAAGATCATAAACATAATTCAATAAGTCTTTATGAAAATCTGACATGTTGTTCATGTTCAATGAACTTGTATTCATAATTGACTTGAGTTCCCATTCAAAATCAATATTTTTCCCAAAGTTTTTTCCGGGCATGAAGAACTTAGACCCAATCATCGCAGTATAATCTCTAGGAACCATTGGCGGTGACTTCATACTGCCATCAGGTTTACGATAGTCCTCTGGGTTATCTGTAATGTCAGTTCTTATTACATTTACATCAAATTTTTTTAGTAGTGATACAAGTTTCTGATAGTCCTCTTCAGTCTCCTCTGCAATGCGATGGAAGACACCTCTTACTTTATGATTTTGAATATAGTTGAAGTACTCAGGTGGATAACATTGACCCACAACACAAGTCTTGAGTGGATCCCAATGCTGATGTACTGATAACATTATATGGTCCTCCTTCTACAGCATGGTTTGTATCTGAAAGAAGACAGTCCTGTCATATTACAGAGCACTTGCAACACATGATCACTATCCTTTTCTTTGAAGAGTCTGTAGTCTCCTTGTCTGGTATCCCACCACTCACCTTTGTATCCTGCATTTGTAAAATTGTTTAGAAATGTGATGGCATCATCATACCTAAAATTCATTTTCAATGCCTGTAGTGCTGTAGCATATGCCATCTGATCTCTGACACCACCCTTCTCATACCATGTCCACCACATGTCATTGAACTCTTTACGATCCTTTCTCCATAAGATTGTACACAGTGGTGAGAAGAATCTCTTGAAATCAAAATCTAGATCAACAAGTAGTGCTGTGTAATGCATAATCTGATTCTTACTCCACCATCCATTGTTATAGTATTCCATCATCTCATTTAGATAAGAGTGTTTATGTGGGTGTTGTAAACAAAACATTTTATCATCATAGGTAGATAATATTTCTTGACTTATCTTGAAGAAAGGTTCTTTGAGTAAATGTAATTTAGTGGCATCAACATACACACTCTCATTGAAAGGACAGTTGATCTTATAGAATCTTGATGATTTTATTGGGTTACCACAATCCTTTCCGGGCATCACCTTCCATGGTCCTACTGCCTCTGCTTCACCAAAGCAATAATATTCATGACCATCGGGCATGTTCTCTGGTAATTTACAATAATTATTTGTGATGCAGGTGTATATTATCACTGAACACTTCGCATGAAATCGTGGTTATGTTTTATGTAGATCTTTGACATACCCACATAAGATCTCATAGCGTTGACAAACTCATGTCTGATTCTCCACTGATCTTTTGCTCCCCTTTGAGGATGCTTTCCTCTACGTCCTACTTTATTATGATACCCAAGTGCAACACCACAATTATTTCTATCCTCTACTATGTCAGGACTCAAATTATTGAGTTGTAATGCAGCATCAAATGAAATCTGATCTCTGTTGACACCTATATCAAAGTAATGCCACCATGAATCTCCAAACTTGACAGTATCATCATTGATAGTTCTGTAGATTATAGTTCCTAATGGACTTCTATACTGTCTAAAATTATATCCATCTTCAAATAATATTCTTGTGAGTTCTACACCCTCATTGAAACCAAAGAAAGAACACTCAAACCCTTCTAACATTTCATCATAGTAAGAGAACCTATTAGGATGTCTTAGTATGGTGAATGGGAATCTCTCCTTTGCCAGTTCAACAAACTCTTTAGTCATCACATAGCATGCATCTATCCATACTGTGTCCTCACCTTGACCAAAGTATTTGTGTGGATTTATCTTAGGATATGCTGACAGTCTTCTTGGACAATCTATATCCACATCAAGTTCTATGAACTCCCATGGTCCCTGTTGTACCGCAGTTCCATCATGGAACATTACATATCGAACATCAGGATCATAGTAATGATCTGGTATGACATCATAACCATTTGTGATACAAGAGTATATTATCATACGACTGCCTTTAGAATTTTACGTGCTTTCTTTATGAATTCTTTTTCATTTTCATTAGCAGATATATCATAAGAGTCTGCATAAGTTTTTACTCTAGTTGATTGTGAGAGATCAACTTGCAGGGGAACTCTTGTAATTCTATCTTTACCAAAGACAAGATACTCTGCTACCCCTGCTGTTGCCTGTCCTATATGATGACAGAACTCCCCATCTACAAAATGATATCCCCAATAATGTTCATTCCATTCCCTTATCCTTTCTGTATTGTGTCTCCATATGCAACAGTTTATCGTGTGATCAAAGTATGATGCTTTGAATCCAGATGCAGCAACCTTTTCACACCATCTATACAACCTCTCCTCTGGTACAAATCCGAGACGATATGTCTTCAGCACTTCTCCCAATAAAGTTCTTTTAGCAGGGTGATTCATTTGTGTTATTTCATTCTTCTCTAAAAATTCTTTTGAGTTTTTTACAAACTGTTCTGTCATAGTATAGCAACCATCAATCCACACATGAGGTTCATCAAAAAACAAATGAGACATGCATCTCGTGTGGTATGCATTTAGTATTGGATCATCATACTTACAATCTAATTCTATGAACTCCCACGGACCTTTTTGTTCGATGGGTTTATCATAGAACATCACATACTTGACATCCCTGTCATAATAATGATCAGGGATATTGTCGTAAGCATTTATATTAGCGGTGAATATTATCACCCATTCAATCCTCTTTCTTGTGGTGGCACAACTCCTCGCTGCTCTTGAATGATTCTAGTGGTTACATTTCCGGGTTCTCTTAGGAACCATCCAGTAGCGATGTACTTTGGTATATCACCTGTCAAGAATGAACCACGATGCATGTGAGTGTAAGTTGCAGGCCAAAAAACTATTGTTCCTGTTGTTGGTTGGAAGGAACATTTCTGATGTAGGAAATCAGTTGCACCACCGTTCGCTAACGGTATGTCATTTAGATAAATCATCCATGTCAAAACTCTGTCTCTGTATAAAAATGATCCATCTTCACAGTGCCAGATATGATATCCTCCTCCTGCTTGTGTCTTCTGCAGTTTACAAGTCCATGATGCTACAGGATCAGAAGAGTCTATTATACCCTTGTATTCCTTAGAATAATGTTCAAACCCTGCACCAACTACCTCTGTACATTGTGATGCTAAAGTTGTATCTGCTACTTCAAGAAATAATTGCTCATCTTTTCTACCCATAGCACCTCTAGCAAATTGTTTACTACCATCATTAGTTGCTTGATGCTCAAAATGTCCACCCATAAGACCTCTTTTGACATACTTGAGGTCATTGAAATATTCAAATGATTCAATCAAAATATCACAATACTCTTTCGACATAAAGTTCTTTATGACACCGATACCATCTTTGAATTCCATTTGATGCTCTACTCCCGGCGTCAAAAGTTCAATATTTTGAGGTGCTACAGGTTGTTGTGCCGGTGTGTTAGGTAAATCAGTCATTATGTTTGTTGTTGTTGGTAAACAGAAGGTGGAATACGACCAACGTATTCATCTAATTCCATGAGTTGTTGGAGTTGAATATCTTGACCACTTGATGACCAAAATTCTTCTAGTCCTTGTTTACTGTCTTTATGAAAGATGTCAATGTGTTCTTCATGTATTGCAGAACCCATATCAAGTCTATAGTTCAGTATCGGAAGAGCATAACCCTTACCACTATCTAAAATCAGATCTTCAGACACTGCTCTAGGTCTGATGTTCTGATCTATCTTCCACAGATCACCTCTTTGATGACATCTTAGCACTTTCTCAGCATGATGTCTAGTTATAAGATAGCATGCAGCAGAGAAATCATTGATGAATCTATGGTGCAATTTTAGATGTATACCATTAGGATTTATAATTGTAAATTGACAGGTGTCAGTATTGATTGGTAAGTTTTTTCTTATTTCTCTCCATGTAAATGTCCAGTTTTTGACTGGTGATAAATCAATATCATCCTCCATGATGATCACTTCATCATGTGTGGTTTCATTTACAAAATATTTGAGTGCACTCAAGTGAGTAAGAACACATCCTATCTCACCGGGGTTCATGTTGTCAGGCACTCTTCCTTTTAGATATGAAGATGGATCATCCTCTTTACCATCTATCCCTACTATACGAGTGTGATTTTCTATACCCCAATATTCTAAATGGTCAAGCATATACTTCTGCCTATCTTGATATCGATCAAGGTTCAACCATAAGACTGGTGGGAAACCATCTAACTTTGATTTACTTTTGTTCTTGTCCACGTCTCACCTTCATATAATCAATGTTTTCATAGTATCTTGTCAATGCTTTCTTACCATAGAACTTCAACTTCTCCCACTCTTTTCGATTATCTTCTATATGTGGGTTTGTGAACCATGAGTTCTGTGTTCTTGAATGCTCAAGATGGTATATGTAATCATTAATTCTTATAGTTTTAGAACAAGTATTGAATCTATGGAATCTTTCATCATCTTCATATCCATATGATATGAATTTTTCATTCTCCATACCTAGTCTAATATACTCTTCTCTATTGAAGAACTGACAGAAACCAAACTTAGCATCATGTTGTTTTACTTTACCATCGAAAGCATGAAAATTGAAATTAGAATTTATAAAGTTACTGACTGTTTCATCATCTGCAAAGACTCGTAATTGATAATCACCATATCCAAAAGGGTATACACACAGTACTTCTTCTGGCACAGTTCCCTCCGGTGAATTAGGTGGAAGATATCCATTCTTCAAAAATGTATTTGCATAGAAGTGAGTGTTTGTAGGTAAGATAATATCAGAATCATGATTGCAGACAAATGGTGTCTCTGCCATCATCACCATGTCATTTATTAGTCTTGTTCTATGAAATATAAACTCATCGGTTTCTTCAAATACATGAGTTAGTTTTGACAACTCCTCTTCTTTACATGCTATCTTCAACTGTGGCAATACAGCACTCTCAAATATGGATTTTTTATCGAACTCCTTTACTATGATGGGTGCATTTATATTTCTTAGCAAATAACAAAGAGTAGTTATTATATTTCTCATCCTATCAGCACTTTCAATCCTCAATGGTATTAGATATGTGCAGACAGGTAACTCAACCTTACTAAAGTCTTCATTCATTTGAAGTTGATCACCTAGTTGAGGTGCTTCTTTTTCTAGAGTCATAATACCTCCCAGTTGTCACAGTATAGATCAGATGTATTGTGGTTCTTAGTATAACCTGTACCAAACCACTTCTTTGGTGCAATGATTCTCTTGTCAGGATTACTTGATAGGTAAGATCCCCACCAAGAGAATGATGAATTAGCGATAATAAAATCAGAACACATAGTCATCATACACAAGTCTGCAAGATTGTCACCACCTTCTGATACAAGGAACCTGTCGTCAGGGAACTCAGTGCTACACCATTGAGGATCATCAGAAAAAATAACCACTGTACGATTGTTATCAAACTTTGACAATGCAGCGTCATAATATTCTTTGGGGCAAGGTGGATGGTTGTCACAGTTCTGTATATAGTCACCTCTACGAACATGTAATGCGATAGGATTCTCTAGAGTATCCATCATCTCTTTACAGGGTAAGAGTATATCATTTTTGAATTCAAAATCTTCTCTTATTTCTTCTTCTATATGCTCAAAGTATTTTGTGCTCTGTAGATATGCATAGACATTGTGACCATCAGGCATATTGTCAAATAAGTTTTGATCAAAATGAAAATGTGCTTCTTGGACATATGGTCCCGGAACTTGTTCAATCTTTGTGAGACCTACAAGTTTGAATGCTTCAAATAATTGATGGTCGTTCCACTCGTCATTGAAGTCACTAGGAGGGATAGCAAAGTCATATCCTTTATGTGCTGCGATACCTCGTAGTCCTGCATACTGGAACATCTGATTCCCAAGTCTGCCATGTCTGCCTAGATGGTTGAATCCTATAGTCATGATGAATGTTTCTGTTTCAAATATTCAATCTCCTCTGGTAGGAGGTGTTCATAAGTTCTCTGAGTCTGAGTCTTATGTTCTCTGTTTGAGATGTGATAATCCTTTAGTATCACTGGGTCTCCATGATATTTATAGAGTCTGTAATACATATCACAGTCCATCAACATGGTCAAATCTTCATCGAAATACATGTCGATTCCTCTCTTCAATGCGAGGATAGAAGGTGAACTCAAAGTGTTCACACCCTCTAATAAATTCTCATTATAATAAGGGATCTTTGGATTGTAATGTGTCTGACCATCATCAACTGTGTGAGCATATCCTGTGACTGCCCACTTGACATCATCAGTAAATGCCTTGTCTAGTTCTGCTACAAGATTACATGTCAAAATAAAATCATCAGAGAATAATACCTTTAGGATATCCCCATCCCCATGCTGTAATGCATTGTTAGTATTAGCAGAAATGTTGCCATACTTATTTGTATTCTTAATGTAGTTGATCTCGAACAGATCTGCATACTCTTGGCATGCTTGTAGAACCTTATCAGATTTGCTATGATCTGATATCCAGACGTTGAAGTCTTTGTTGGTTTGTTGTGAGAGAGCATGAAAAATATCAAACAAATAATTTTGACATCTTGCATTACCATCATGAGTTGGAATACAAAAACTAACTCTCATATACTATAGCGTTTTCCTCAACATCAGCGATAATGGTTTTGGTCAATCGAGGAACTACATCATTCTCACCATAAAATTGCTTGGCAATCTCATAGTTCTTTTCAATAACTTCCTTCTTACTATGGTAGAAGTCTTCAGTTAGTTTGTCAAATATTTTCTTGAGTTCGCTGACATCATTGAATGTAATGACACCATCCATATCAAACCACTTACTAAGATTTGGACAACCCCAGTATATCGGTATAGTTCTACTAGCAAAACAGTCTATGATCTTCTCTGTAAAATAATTCTTTTGTCTTGAGTTCTCTACTGTAATATGGTACAGTGCATTCTCAAAGAAATCATTTCTTCTCTGATGAAATGGAGGTGACTTGTGTGCATAGACTTCCATACCATTCACATCTTCTATATCATCTAACATATCCATGATTAGATTTCTAGTCTTGTGTCCAGTAGTCTGCAACTTAGAACTGGTAACGAATGTAATGTGTGGTTTCTTTTCTATCTTGAGATCTTTGAAGTCTAACCATGAAGAACCCCACTCAAACAATTCTGCCTGTGGGTACTTCTCTAATATTGATTGTGTAAATGTATAGATTCGATTGAAATTATGTGCATTTCTGAGAGCACCCTCATTTATAGATGGTGCTACTGCATATGGTTCTGCTAAAAATAATATTCTATAGTCTGCTTTCTTATCAAATGTTAGATTGTCTATCGATATACTTACTCTTCTGTTACCTACGTCTAATCCTTCCTCACCCCATGGATTCCACCACAGTTGGTTGATAGTTGCTTTCATCGTATCTCTTGATAATGATAATGGAAACCAAAGGTCTCTTGTTCACTGTCAGGTAGAGTTTCTTCCCTAGAGAATTTACTCGCCACCGCGACGGGAGCATACACACATCCCTGTCCCTCAAAGATGTGTCGATTGTGGCAGCATATGTTCCCGTCCTCATTATATAGTCCGGCATTCATATGTTTGTAAAAATTTCCTACATTTACTTCCCAAGGGACGGTGACTTTACTGGGGACGTCGAGTAGACGCTTGGAGCGTAGGGAAAATCCTCCATTCCCGACTCGATGATTCTTTCCCCACGGGTCGAGGTAGGCATTTGGGTCATCTCTCCACGGTGCCCCGATATAGTCATAATCAAGAAATTTAGGATCCCAAAGGTGAGGACGAATAACGTAGCCGTCCGGATGTATGAGAAGGCAATGCGAGGTCCTGACGTGATTA